TTTTGGGGTCAGTACAAAGCGACCCAGCTTTTTAATCCACAGGCAGAAGTTAATACCATCACACTGGTTCTCGGACAGATGGCTAACGATCCTGCCCATTCCGGCTGGCAATTTATGCGTAGCCTGTACGATCAATTTGGTTATTTACCACTGGCAACCTTTGAAGTATGGCGTGCACTGGTGCAGCATCCGCAGGCATTGGCAATGTCGCTCTTCAAATTTGAAATGTCAGCAGAGTACCTGAGTCGTATTGAGAATGAGTTCCCTATTCTATGGGAGTTTTTCCCCATCTTTGAGATCAAAGCGGCATCTGAGCGTTTCAAATTGTTCCTGAGCCAAAAAGGTGCACCGGAGGAAACCCAGAAATTACTGGTTACTAATATGTTTCAACGGCTGGGGCTCGTGTTCCCTGAAGCGGCGCACGAAAAGCGCGAAAGCGTTTCAAATAAAATACGAAAACTCAAACTTTCGCGCTTCAATTGAGACAGTTGTTTTATGTATGTCAGTTTCGTTTACATTTATATGTCTTAAAAATATTCACATCATCTCGGATATAAAGATTTTTTCCTGATTTATCAACGATAAAATACTTTATAACCGCAGGATTTCTAGTCAAAGCATAGAGATAATCAGTCCCTTTAATCTTTTCATCCTTGTCTTGTTCGTCAATTTGGCCTGTTTCTATCTGAGTGTATAGTTCACCTGTATCAAGGTCTGTCCATGACCCCATATCAACGCCCATATGCATACGAATACCGTGGCAGGTCCAAAAACCAGAGGCAGGGGCTTTATTTGCAACACTCTTATCTGGATCTATCCCGGCGGACCTTAAGACTGCATCAGCAGCCACTTCAGGATCAAAATCTTTTTCTTGAGCGTGATTGACTGAGGAGGCGGTTAGTACGAATAGGCTGATGATGGTACTGATTAGCAATTTTGATTTTTTCATCTGATATGCTCCGTATGTGAGTAAATACATAAATTTATATGATACTAATCAGAACTGCTTTTTGGGTATGGCTGAATCCTGAATAGATTAGTATTTAGTCGCTTCCTTGCTCGCTTGTTCAGGAACCTGATGTAGCGATACTGATTAAATTTGTGCACCACGGCACGCTCTTTATTAGCCCGTAAATACACGCCTCGTTGTCCACCGCGCTTAATTGCGTTCATCGTTATCTCGTGATACCACTCACCATCCAGCTCGTAGAACGTGCTTTCATGGCTGCCAATAAAATCAAAATTCGACGCCTGATACACAACGCCTGCGCGTCCGCAGCGTTCGTCAGCAAAGGACTGAACCCACTCCACTGACGGATACAGTAATCTGATAACTTTCAGCGCGTAGCTGATGGCCCGTGATTCAGAGTTGCGGGGCATGTCGTCGTGTAGCCACATGCGATTCAACTCCATATAGCCCCGGTTATCCGTTTCAAGCACGACACGACGACCTGAGTTGGGGTTAAGGGCATATCCCCACTGGAGAACGCCAACCAGATCGCGTCCGCTGAATACTCCTAGGTGGAGGTAAGAGTTATTCACAAAACGGCGGGAATAGTGCTTTGTCTGAATAATTGTGCGGGCCAGCCAGCAGGATATGGTTTCAACGCGCAGCTCCTTTGAACCATAGCCAACAATCTGGCCTTCATACTCAATAACGCACGGTTTCGTCAGAATGCGTGATTTTTTCTCTTTTCCCACAATGTTTCTCCGTGGGATGCTCGCAGGCATTCAGCATTATGATGTGACGTTTGCAACGCGGACACCTGATTTCAATGTGATCAAAGGAATCCGCCTTAAATAACAGTTTGTTGCAGTTTTTACAGCGAATTGATTTCATCTCACCTCCTTTGCATCAATTCGCCACTATCTTAAAAAACATCATGGGTTGAGTGTGGTTATTGGGGCATAATCGATCTGTATTACCGATCGATTTAATTGATTCGATCGTCGTTTTCTATATGCGCTCGTTTCGCGGGGTGTTTTTTATACAGAGTTGACAGGGCCACATCGTAGATCAATGCAACCTGCTTGCGGGGGATTCCTTGTGCTAATAAACGCCCGGCCTGCTCCCATTCCGCTTTGGTTAGTTTAGGTGGTCGCCCACCAATACGGCCTTTATTTCTGGCGGCAGCAAGTCCAGCCATCGTTCGCTCGATGATTAGTTCTCGTTCCATTTCAGCCAGGGCACCCATAACGTGGAAGAAAAAACGCCCCATTGGAGAAGATGTGTCTATGCTGTCGGTCAGACTGCGAAAATTAATCCCTCGCTCCCGTAGTTCCCCGACGAGAGAAATCAGATGTTTCATGCTTCGCCCGAGGCGATCCAGTTTCCAGACAACCAGCGTGTCACCTTTTTGAAGGCGCTTTAAAGCGCGTTTTAATCCCGGTCGGTCTGTCTTTGTCCCGCTTAATTTATCTTCAAATATTTGTTCACATCCTGCACAAACAAGAGCGTTTCGTTGCAGGTCTGTATTCTGGTCATTTGTTGATACCCTTACATAGCCAATCAGCACTCTGGATCTCCCGTTTAAAAGCGCAAATCATGCCATGCAGGCCGGAAACAACCATTATCTAAAACCTCGGTTTACAGGAAACGGTAAACAGGGCTGGTAACGCCGTTCAAAAGACAGGCGATACCTTATCCGGTGGGCTTACTTTTGAAAACGACTCAATCCTTGCCTGGATTCGAAATACTGACTGGGCAAAGATTGGATTTAAAAATGATGCCGACAGCGACACTGATTCATACATGTGGTTTGAAACAGGCGACAACGGCAATGAATATTTCAAATGGAGAAGCAAACAAAGCACCACAACAAAAGACCTGATGAATCTTAAATGGGATGCTTTGTCTGTTCTTGTTAAAGCCCTTTTCAGCAGTGAAGTAAAAATATCGACAGTCAATGCACTGAGAATATTTAATTCATCTTTTGGTGCCATTTTTCGCCGTTCTGAAGAATGCCTGCATATCATCCCGACACGAGAGAATGAGGGAGAAAATGGTGATATAGGGCCACTACGCCCCTTTACGCTTAATCTTAGAACTGGTCGGATAAGCATGGGGCATGGTCTTGATGTTACAGGGGATATATTTGCAAACCGTTTTGCAATTAACAGTAGTACCGGCATGTGGATTCATATGCGTGACCAGAATGTTATTTTGGGACGCAATGCGGTATCCACCGATGGTGCACAGGCATTACTTCGTCAGGACCATGCTGATCGCAAATTTATGATTGGTGGGCTGGGAAATAAGCAATTTGGCATCTACATGATTAATAACTCAAGGACAGCCAATGGCACCGATGGTCAGGCGTACATGGATAATAACGGGAACTGGCTTTGCGGCTCGCAAGTTATTCCCGGCAACTATGGCAATTTTGATTCCAGATATGTGAAAGATGTTCGACTTGGTTCACAGCAATATTATGGAGTGAACAACTGGCAAACATGGAATTTCCAGTGCCCGTCAGGTCATGTATTGTCTGGTATTAATGTTCAGGATACAGGGTCCAACTCTGCCGATAATATAGCTGGCGTTTATTACAGACCCGTTCAAAAGTATATAAATGGCACCTGGTATAATGTAGCGAGCGTTTAATATGATGCACTTAAAGAACATAAAAGCGGGTAACGCTAAAACACTGGAACAGTATGAGTTAACAAAGAAACACGGAGTTATCTGGCTTTACTCTGAGGACGGAAAAAACTGGTATGAGGAAGTGAAAAACTTTCAGCCAGACACAATAAAGATTGTTTACGATGCAAATAATATTATTGTCGCCATCACTAAAGATGCCTCCACGCTTAACCCTGAAGGTTTTAGCGTCGTTGAGGTTCCAGATATTACAGCCAACCGCCGCGCTGATGATTCAGGAAAGTGGATGTTTAAGGATGGAGCTGTAGTTAAACGGATTTACCCCGTGTATCTGTCGAAACACCCACTGTTCTAACCTTGCTTTACGAGAGATCGCGCTAGAGGATTTTGGAAGACCTATCAGCCCTTCTAATTTCTTTGCAGAAAACCAATCATTACATTGTGGTTGCATTTTCAATACCTCGAAGGCCAGAGGTCTCGTGGCTCAACTCCCAATGCATCGGCAATAATTCTTTCACCCCGAGGGTAAGGTTTATCCAAGGCATTTTTTACCGTAGAGATAGAGAGACCGTTCTCACGACCAAGAGCTGCTAGGCTTTTTCCTCTTTTGCGCAGATCAGCAACAATGTCGTATCTGCTTTTGTCTTCACATTTACTTTTCTTTATCGCCATAAAATGCAATCCTCACAAGCTACGCCATCAGCTACGCCGCAAGGTAGCTGACAAGGTATGCAGCAATGTTAGTGTGAATACATTGTCAATGCAATGATGTATTCAAATATTTCGTTTGAATTTCATCTATCTTGATGATTTTAAAATGAATATATTTTTGTTTCTTTGAATACACAGTGTATTTAAAGCGAGGTTTGTGATGACACAAGAATGGTTTTCAGCTAAAGAGCTACAAGGGGTTGCTGGTCTTCCGTCTTCAGCAAGTAGTATTAGCCGCAAAGCAACTAATGAGGGATGGAAAAAGAGACAGATCAAAGGAGTAAAGGGAGTTGCTTATGAATACCATATCAGCTCATTACCTGATGCCACTCAGGCAGAATTAGGAGGGGCGCAGTTATTAGATAGCGATAAGCCAGCTTATAAGTTAGCTTCTGTGTTAATGGCTTTGGTCGCAGAGTTAGAACCAGAGGAAATCCAGAGGGCATTAAAGCTACTTAGTAAAGGCGGACTTGGAGCACTAATGCCAAGTATCTTTGATCAGACTCAAATCCAATCTCTGCACGGCGTATCGCGTGAGTGCATACAACTAGCCCAAATGCTAGAAACTTTACCAGCAGATGCGCGCAAAGAGATTTTGTCAGAGTATGGTATTCATGAACAGGAAGGTTTTGTAGCTCCTTCACAAGAACCACAAGATGTAAAAAAAGCCGTATAACAACCATGAACCAGCTAAAACATACTTCACCTCACATAATCACACATGTAACATACCTAAACGGCATGAGCTGATTTGTGATATGAGTCATTTGGTTACAGCCTGGTTGTTATCGGTTTTGAACGTTTTTTGAAGCTGTTATTGAAATGATTTGCTGTGTTTTTGTTTTTCGTATTTTCAATGAAACAAAAGCAATTTTTTACTATCTTTCGCGTTTCATTGATTAACGACTAAAATTTGCGCTACAGGCTTGCAAGCCCCACCAAATCTAATCCCATCAGATCCCGAATAATCCAATGTCCTCCCGGTTTTTTTCGTACTTCAAGTGAATCAATACATTCCCGACATATGCCGATGAAATTGAGAAATGGTTAAGTAACGGACATCTCCCCCCGTCTATTCCTGAGTCTTTTGTCCAC